TTATGACGAACGTAGAACCAAAGGTAGCGGATGCAGGCAGATACACCATGACAGAGACCTGCAAGGTGCTTGGCATCCATCGCAACACCCTGCGCAGATGGTTGCAGGCTGGTAAGATTAAGGTCAAGTTCCGCAGAATCGACAACCGCAAGGTTTTCGAGGGCAGCGAGATTAAAAAAGTCTGGAGGATTGCCCTATGATGAATGCCTACGAAAAAGCGAAGCAGCTTACCGCAAAGTGGGAGCAGGAGCGAAAGGACAACAAGCGACTGGCAACCATGAAGGAAGCGGAAAGACGCATTCAGGTAAGGGAGTTCGACAACATGCTTTGTCTTTCACTGGACGGAATACCTGTACTCCCGATGAGCGAGTTTAACAAGCAGACGCTTGCGGACGCACGTCTGACATTCTTCAACTATCTAAACAGACAATAATATGGTACCGGGAATTATCGAGGAGTGCAGAAGTAAAATGTATGATGCCATTTGGCTTGAGTTAGACCGTGATCCACAGCGACCAGCGGTTGCAAGGATAGACATCAAGACCAAGGCAGGCGGCATCTGTGTATGGTGCGACAGAACCGGGAACATTGCGGTCGTGACGCACAAGAACAGCAACAACGAAAGCGAGCGGCTGGAGGAAGCTATCGAGGGCTGTGTTAACTATCAAGACGTGATGGACGACTGGCTGGAGGAGAACAGCCAATACGCAGACCAAGACCCGATGGACGCCTTCGAGGAAAGCAGGCTCGACAGCCTTATGGCTCAACTGGTTTGACCACATAAGTTTTTGCTTAGTTTATATGCTGAAACCCCTGCAGCGGCAGGGCAAAGGGCGCACGCAAAACTCATTTTTCAAGGTTATCTAAAATTAGTTGTTTTTACCATGCAATATGCGGAAACGACAGCGTGCGCCCTGCAACGGAAGGACATCCATCGGCAGCAGGTAAGGGTGGGGTAAGTTTTGGCAGTCAACTGGGGTTCGAATCCCCAGCCTTCCACTAGAGTTAATTAAAAGATTATGTTGAACAATTAAAAAGAACGAATTATGGAAAATGAAATTATTCAAGTAAGCGGTGGCGAAATGCTGGAAGCTATCAACCGCTCGGAGATTGACGGACAGATTGCCACAGCGCACAAGTTCCCTCGAGACATCATGCAGTGCAAGCAGAATATGGTAGCACTGGCAGCGATGGACGATGATGTGGCATACAACTGCTTCTATCACCTCGAACGCAAGGGCAAGGACGGACAGGTTTCTATTATCGAGGGTCCGAGCGTGAGATTCACTGAGATTATATCTGCCTGCTGGAAGAACCTGCGCATCGCGGGTCGCATCATCGCAAACGATGGCAAGACCATTACAGCGCAGGGCGTCTGCCACGACCTCGAGAGCAACGTGGCTTACTCTGTAGAAGTGAAGCGCAGCATTCTGACATCGAAGGGCTACACCTTCTCGCAGGATATGCAGGTTGTAGTTGGCAATGCAGCTGTGGCAATCGCCCAGCGTAACGCAATCTGCAAGGTCGTGCCGCAGGTATTGATTGCAAGCGTGGTGAAGGAAGTGCAGGCAAAGGCACTTGAGCACATCAAGCAGACTGGCGTACAGAGCCAGTGGAAGAGCTGCGTAGCCTGCTTCCAAGTGTACCAGGTAACAGACCTTATGCTGCTGGAATACCTGGGCAAGAAATCAGCCGAGGAAGTAACGGCAGAGGACATTCAGAAGCTGGCTGGTGTGTACAACGCCATCAAGGAAGGTACGACCACAGTGGAGGAGACCTTCAAAAAGCCAAAGCAGCAGGAAGCCATCGCACAGCAGGCGCAGGCAGCAGCCGATGATGCCAAGAACAAGGCGCAGAAGGCAATGGACCGCAGCCAAGGCAAGACTGGCACAGCAGCGAAGAAGTAGTTTAGTTTATAATGTTATAGCGTTTCCCAATTAGCCGCAGGGCAACCTTCAAGGTGGGAACCTGACCAGATTATAGGGAACCTGCGGCAACTATTAAACATTCAGACAATGAAACAGATAATCAAATATAAAAGCAGAGAGGAGTGGTTGCAGAACCGCTCAAAGGGAATAGGTGCATCAGAGGCAGGCACGGTACTGGGTTTAAATCCATGGGAAACACCATACCAGTTGTGGAGACACAAGAAGGGCATCGACCCACCAAAGGTTGAGAACTTTGCGATGGTTGCAGGACACCTGCTGGAGGATGCCGTGGCGCAGTTCTTTAAGCGGGAGAGCCACTGTCACATCATCAAGGCATCGACTGACGACTACACCATCACGAACACCGATACTCCGTATCTGAGAGTAAGTCCAGACCGCACCTTCTGGAGAACCGGGGCAACGCACAACGAAGCGAGCAAGAGCATTCTCGAGTGCAAGACAACGCAGATGCAGATAGATGCAGACGACCTTCCGAAGCATTGGTTCTGCCAGCTTCAGATGAACCTAGGAGTGGGCGAATACAAGGATGGAGCACTTGCCTGGCTGACAGCAGGCAGGGAGTTCGGCTACCGTGACATCGATTTCGACCCCGAGTTCTTCGGATGGATGAGGGACGAGATAACCAAATTCTGGCTTGACTACATCGTGGGCAACCAAGAACCACCTGCGTACAGCGCACAAGACGTTCTCCTGAAGTCTCCACTGCACAAGGCAGGAAAGGAGATTGAAGCCACAGCCGAAATCGGGGACATGCTCATCGAGTTGAAGGAAATCAAGGAGAAGAGCAAGACACTCGAGAACCGACAGAAGGAGATCGAGGACAACTTGAAGCTGTTCTTCGGGGACGCAGAGAGCATCGTGGACGGAAACGGCAAGACGCTGGCAACGTGGAAAGCACCGAAGGCAAGCGAGAAGTTCGATGCCAAGGCTTTTCAGACAGACCATCCTGAGGAATGCGCTGCCTACATTAAGCAAGTGCAGGGAGCACGAAGATTGCTCATTAAGTAAAGGCAGGGCTTATGGCTAGCGTTCCTATATCAAAAACCGACCTAAGGAATATAATTTCCCAACTGGAGAATTATATTTCCCTAGGTGGGGAAGTGACAGCACCGACCGACACAAGCCAGCGGAACAAAATCCGGATGGCTACAGTGTTAAAACGGAAGCTGGAAAAGAAATTATCATTATCAGAATAAGACATCATGAGTGATTCATTTATCATATACACATCATATTTAAAAATCTTCGAGCAACTGACCGATGCACAACTCGGGCAGCTAACAAGGCACATGCTTTCTTTTGCTAAGACTGGCAAAGAACCTTCAATCGAAGATCCTCTCGTTAAATTATCTTTCGCATTCATCAAAGATGATATGGAGCGAAACCAGCGTAAATACGAGGAGAAGTGCGAGCGACTCCGTGCAAATGCACGAAAACGCTGGGATAAAAAGCAATTGGATTCAGAAGCAAGCGAAGACATGCAAAAGCATACAAACGTATGCAAAAGCATGCAAATGCATACAAATGCACAAATTGCAATGCATAATGATAATGATAATGAATATGTAAATGATAATGTTGATGATAATGATGTTTCTAAAGAAACAGATAATATATTAGAACCTTCTAAAGAAGGTATTCAGAGTGCATCGGTCAAGACCGAAGCACCCGGTGGCGGCAAGGTTTCGAAATCTCAAAAGATAGACTATGCTGCCGTCAAGGAATACTGGAACCGCAAGCATGATGAGACGAAGAGTGCGATGCCGCCTATTACGCTCATGACTGAGAACCGCAAGGTGATGGTCAAGGCAAGGGTTCGTCAATGCAAGGGAGACGTGAAAACTCTGTACCGGGTAATTGACATTGCGATGGCATCTGACTTCATGAACGGCAACAACAAGCACGGCTGGCTCGGCAAGTTCGATTGGATATTCGGTAATGAGCAGAATTTCGCAAAGGTGCTGGAAGGCAACTTCAACAACGAGCCAGCCACAAGCCAGCAGCCGCAATCGGCAGCAGCCATGGCGCAGGATCCAGCGGCAACGGCAAGACCGAGCATCGGGGAACTCTACGAGCAAGCCAAGCACCAGCAGCCAGCGAGCCAGCAGAGCCAAGACAGCAAGTTCAGATGGGTAATCCAGCAGAACCTCGAAGACTTGAAGAAGAACCCGAACAACAAGCCAGCCAAGGATTCGCTGACAAGATACTACGAACGTGGAGTTCTGCAGCGGCTGGGCATCGACTGGAAGCCCGAAAAATAACAAATGAGGGCAAAATCAGCCGCTCTGGGACGTTTTCACGCTTCGGGCGGTAAATTATAAGGCAAACAGATTTTAAACACTTAAAACAAAAGAATTATGGCAAGATATGCACTTAGAAACCAACAGAAGATAAAGGAAGTATACGGAACTTCGGTGTTAGAGAGAATGAAAGTATCGTTGGACGCTTATTTCAAGGCTGACGACATCAAGCCGGAGGAATGGGAAACGAACGAACCATACCCGATAATCTCAATTGACGACAAGGGGCATTCGTTCGGGCTTATCTGCTTTTACGTGACGAGTGTTGTCTATGACGTGTATCACCTAGCGTTCAAGGAGTTTGTTAGCTGAAAGTAAAACTAAAATTTAAATAAACGAAAGAATTATGGCAAAAGAGGTATTTATTGTAAACAACGAATGCTTTAATACAGATTACCCAGTAGGGGCGACAATTAGCATTGAAGGTGTAAATTGCAAGGTTGTTGAGGATATAGGTCTATCTGAATATAACTGCTACAAGTGCATCTTGAACTGTAAGAGAGAAGGCATTACGTGCAGGAATCTTGCTTGTCTGAACACCGAAAGAGAAGACCGAAAGGACGTACACTTCGTAAAGATTGAAAGCCATGAATGAGTTATTTTTTCACGAATGCCGTGCCGCAGGGCTCGTATTCAAGACATCGAACGATTGGTGCAAATGGCTGACCGATAACAGCTACGACATCAAGAAGCCGGTCGCAGAGCATGAAGGCTTCAAGTTCAATATCAAAGATGAGTGCATCAATCCGCACGTAATCGAGTATGCCGCAGAGGGTGCAGACAACTGGGGATGGAAGGTAATGACCGCCAATACACAGTTCGGCTGGATATGGGGCTACAGCATTCAAAAAGGGAAGCATGGGTACGACAGCCCGGTAGCCTACCCGAGTAGATATGACACTATCAGCATCTTCTACGGTAACGAGAAAGAAGCGGAGCACGATGCTTTGACCTGCATCATCAGAGACCTCGAGAAGAATGCTGGAACCAAGAACATCAACCTCCTTCTCTGGGCGGCTAAGAAGAAGCGTGCAGACATCATCCATCCACAGCAGGAACTTTTTAAATAGTTATCATAAACCGTATTGGCTATGTACAGAGTTGATATAAAACTGGTCCGTGAGTGTGGTCTTCATCATCTGTCAGTTGGCGACAGAGACATCTGGCTGGCAGATGATGAGGTAAAGGCACTTGAATGTATCCTGAAGGATTACAATTCGGACACAAACAATTTTAAACGTAGTTGAAATATGAACATCGCATCGTTAATTGAAAGCGAAGCAAACGTGCAAATAGTCGTAACGCTTTCCGACTTGAAAGAGTTTGCACTTACAATCGTTTCTGAGGCAATGGCAGCAAAGGAGGCTGAGAGAAAAGAAGAAAAGTATTTAACGCCCGATGAAGTAGCCGACATAGCGTGCGTATCGAAAAATACTTTGTGGCGATGGGAAAAAGAGGGATATCTGATTCCTATCAAGTTTGGGCGCAAGTCTTTCTACAAGCAATCTGATATTAACAAAATACTGGAGGGCTAGCGTATGAAAAAGATAGAAATCATCAATGACAATCATCATCATCACGTATTCGTTGGTAACACCGACTTCTGGCTCGATACTCAGGAACTGTTGGAACTTTATTTTAAACTCGGACACGTTAAGTTGTAAACAATAAAAAACATTCAGACAATGGAACAGAAAGATATTAATATTTACGAGATATTGAAGGGTGTTGAGTATGGCACAGAGTTATACACGCCAATGTGCGGAAATGTTGTGTTTACTTTTCTTCCATCAAACAATGAAATAATCAGGACTGAAAAAGACCTCAGAATTTATCGCTTCGACAAGAACGGTAGATGGATGGAGGGAGGAGAAGTAATGCTCTTCCCTTCGAAAGAAATGAGAGACTGGAGCAAGTTTGCCTGGAAGAAGGGAGACGTGCTGGTTTCCGAAGATGGAAGTGTTCATATTATCTTCGAGAAGTTTACGGATGATACATACACCATTTTTGCTGGTAAGCATTACTATGTCAAGAGCGGCATAGCACCTTATTACGAAAGAGTATGCAGTAATGCCATTACAGAAGTATTCACTCTCGAGGCAGAGGATGCAGCCAAGACCTACATCAGAACCATCGAGGAGCGATTGGACGGTAAGCTGAACCGTGAGACCCTGGAGATTGAGAAGCCAGCGAAGCCAGTGTTTGAGTTGGGCAATCTTTACGTCTTCAACGAGCAAGACGAGGACGGAGAACTGACAATCATCGGCAAGCTCATCGGCAAGAACGAGAGCGAGGACACGCTGACATTCGGCAACCAGTACGAAATCGAGAACGAGAAGTTCGTGACCGACCAAGCCTTCGACCTGCGTATCAGCGTACACGAGGAACTTCGAGAAGCGACAGAGCTCGAAGTAGAACTGTTCAACAAGCATTATGCCATCTGGAAGAAAGAGAAGGAAGCGAAGGAGCAGCCAGCCTTCAAGACCTTTGACAAGGTGCTGGTAAGGTGCGGAAGAGGATTCAATTGGCTTCCAGCGTTCTTTGTCCGTGACCGTGGAGAGGATTTTGCATCTAGATACAACGTCTTGCCTTTACATAGCGGAAAGGCAGCAGACTTCACTCAATGCATCCCATACGAGGGTCACGAGAATTTTGCCTTCACTGACTACGACTTCGTAGACTTACCTTTCTAGTGGACGCATGGCGAGTGAATTATGCAAGGCTTGCGATGCCGGGCGAAACTGCTTAAATGGGCTATACTGCCCGGCACGCAAGCAATATGTAGAACATCAGGTAATACTTGAATGCAATGAGCGATTTCGCAACAAGGGAGAAGAACAGAACGTACTACCAGGAACACCGGGAACAGATCCTCAGAGCCACGAAGGAATGGCGAAAAAGAAACCGGGAAAAATACCGGGCGTATCAGAAAGAGTACTGGAGTAAGCACTACAGAAACTACGGTACGAAGAACCGGGTAGCCGACAGAGCGATGCGTGAAAGGAAGAAGCCGGACGTAGAGAAGGCTCTATCCATGTTCAAGAATCCGCAGCAGGCAGCGCATCTGGCATGGCTGCTAGAGAACAAAAAGAATAATCGGTCGTGAGTTCAATAATAGAGTTATTAACCAGCGAGGACAGAAGGAGATAGGCTCTAATATCAAAACAAATAAACTTATAACATCTTGAAATTACGATATGAGAGCCGGAAACGCATCTCCAGAAGTCTGACAACAAACAAAGAAAGCGAGGTGGTACATGAAGAAGTAAGAAAAAGAAATCGTTAGAAAATTATGCTTTTATTCATTCGGCTGGCGGTGGAAGAAGGAAGAACCCTGCAACATATACATTTTGTTATTCATTTATTTTGCAAGCGCAGGCACAACTTCCGGAATCCATGCCAGCTTTCTCTATCGCAACCCAAAAGAAGGGAAAGAAAGGGGTAGGGGAAAGATAGGGATAATAACGCATGTGCGCACGTATATGCGCACGTAAAGGGTGTTGGATAATAAACTACACCAGCAAAACAAAATAAACGCTTATGCGTGAAATTCAAACAAAATAATTACTTTAAAGAAAAAATGGAAAAAGGAACAGTTATAATCGGAATCGACCCCGACAATCAGGAAAGCGGAGTTGGAGCAGTCTTTGACGACAAGAAGTTTCTCGCCTATAAAATGAACTTCCCAGCTTTGATAGATTACCTCAGAGCAATGAACGAGAGTCGCAAAAAGATTAAGGTCGTTATTGAAGGCGGCTGGCTTAATAAGAGCAACTGGCATGTGCTTAATCGTTTCATGACAGCAGTCAAGGCAGCAGCAATCGGACGTTCTACCGGAATGAACCATCAGACCGGAATCTTGATTGTCGAGTGCTGCAAACACTACAATATCCCCTGCGAAATCGTCAAGCCACTAAAGAAGTGCTGGAAGGGTAAAGACGGAAAAATAACCCAAGACGAACTTGCTTATTTTGTAAGCGCAGGAGAGAAATTGCCGAGAATGAACCAAGACCAGAGAGACGCACTTCTCCTCGCATGGGTCTGTGCAGGATACCCGGTCAGAGTGAAGCCGAAGAAACCGCAGACAACCCTGCAGAAGACCATCCGAGCCTTTGATGGATAAGATAAAAACGAAGTGTTGGAAAAAGTTAAAAGTGTGCAAAGAACAAACAACTAAAGCAAAAAAGTAGTATCTTTGCGCCAGTGTTTATCAGATAAGCATAAATTTCGAACTTAAAACAAGAAGAAAATGAAAACAGAAGAAATCGCACTATCAAGGGTCAGCGAGAACGAAGCGAACCCTAGAGAGATAAGTCAAGCGAACTTTCAGAAGCTTGTGCAGAGCATCATCGTGTTCCCACGAATGTTGACCCTGCGCCCGATTGTTGTTGATGAGACCTTCCACGCATTGGGTGGAAACATGAGATTGAAAGCCTTGCAGCACATTGTCACGATGGACGAAGCAAGCATTCAAGTAAAGCTGGATGCAGAGCAGCGTCTTTCCGATGAGGAGCAATCCGCATTGATGGAGTATTGGCAGGGATGGCAGCAACAGCCAACAGTTACCGTGGTGAGCGCATCAGACTTGACGGAAGCGCAGAAGCAGGAGTTCATGATTAAAGACAACCTATCCTTCGGCAACTGGGACTTCAACGACCTTGCGAACCGATGGGACAGCGCACAGCTTCAGAACTGGGGTATGCCAGTCTGGAACCCAGCACCAGTGGAAGCAAGCAGCACAAGCAAGTGCAAGAAGAAAGGCAAGGACGACCAAGAGGGCGACCCATTCGCAGGGGAACTACCTCCTGAAATCGAAGGTCAAGACTTAACTCCTGACGACTTGCCAACGATAATGGGCGATGGCGTTTTGCCACGTGAGAACGTAATCATTCACTACAAGCCAGTCGATGAGCCATTCCTTGCCAAGCTTCTGGGAGTTGATCATATCGACCGCATCGTCTGGAACTTTGACGAACTGAAACCAAGACAAGAAGGAAAGGAGGAAGACAATGGAGAAGAATAAAATCGAGAACATCAACCTGCACGACCTGGTGGAGAACCAAGACAACCCACGCAGCATTGAGCCACAGCAGATGCAGAAACTCGTTGAGAGTATTCTGACGTTTCCAAAGATGTTGCAGATGAGACCAATCGTCTGTAATGAGAACCGAGTTATCCTCGGAGGAAACATGCGCTTCCGTGCCCTGCTCAACATCGAGCAGATGGAAGACGAAGCTATCAAGAACGCAATAGAGACCGTTGCCGTGAAACTGACCGATGGAGAGAAGCAGCAGCTTTGCAGCCACTGGGAGAAGTGGAAGGCAGAACCAAAGGTCGAGGTCGTTATTGCTGACAGCCTATCCGATGAAGAGACGGACGAGTTCATCATCAAGGATAACGTCTATTTTGGCAGCTGGGACGAAGAGAAGCTAAAGGGAGTATTTGATGTGGACGATATGCAGCGATGGGGATTGAACCCCTGGGAAATCCAGCAGGAAGCCACGACCTACGAACCAGCAGAGGACGAAGAGCAGCGCATCATCATCGTATACCGCAGCGAGGACGCACAAGCCGTGGCAGATATGCTGGGACTTGACGCAATCGAGAAGCGCAACTTTGATGTGGACGAACTCAAAGAAAAAACCGAATAGTCGGAAATTTAGCGTTTAAGTCGGAGAAACGTTTGAAATGGATAAACTATCCGCTCTGAACAATTCAATCCGGCAGAGACGAAATTTAACAAAAATAACTCGAATATGAGAAAGACTTGTGTTTTTATCATTGGAACCAACGCCAGCGGAAAGAGCACCGTTGCCCGAAAGCTGATAGAAAGCTTTGGTGGCATTGAGAGCTACAAGGACGGAATAAGCAGCACCAAGGATGGAGTTGCATTTGCAGGGCGATACGATGTTAAGTACGGAGGTGTTGACAATCTGAACGGTACGACCATACTTCGTGACATCGTGAAGAAGGCACTGGAGAGCACCGACTGCATCATTTGCGAAGGGATGAGACTTAAATGCTGGGGTCCGAACTTGACGCACGCAATGTTCAATTCGGACAGACAGATTGTAATCTTCTTATACGCACCACTGGAAGAAATCCAAAAAAGGCTCGCAGAACGGTCGAACGGAACGTTGAGCAAGGATATTATCCGGGGACAGCGAGAATCGGCACACTCGGCAAAGAAATGGCAAACTGCGGGGTGTGACGTTGTAGCGATAGACACCACGAAGCAGACAGCAGACCAAATCGCAGACTTTATCATCAACAAAATAAATTCATGAGGATATGGCAGAACATTATGGCAACACGCCAAGAATAACATACGAGTTTCCCGACTGCTCAATGCCAATGGCTTTTGACACTTACAATAATTGCAGCTTTGGCTGTATGTATTGCTTTGCTCAGAACCAGCGAGGTATTGGCAGCAAGAAGAAGGAATACCTGCACAAGGAGGTTAAAGACGTGAGCGTTGAGCGCATCAAACGAATGTTCATTGACCCCGACAAGCACGGTGGAGACTTTGCGCCATACATCAAGGCTCGCATGGTTATGCAGTGGGGAAGCATGAGCGACCAGTTCGATAACTTCGAACGTAAGTACGGAACGACACTGGAGCTTTTGCGCTTCTTCAAGGATATAGACTATCCGCTTTGCTTCTCGACCAAGGGAGCATGGTTCACCAAGGATGAGCGATACATGGACTTGATCAGAGGGCAGAAGAACTGGAACTTCAAGTTCTCAATCATCACCAGCGATGCAGAGAAGGCTAGAGTAATAGAGCGAGGGGTGGAAAGCCCACAAGCAAGACTGGAAGCCATCGAGCGCATCGCCAATGCAGGGGCAGGAGGTGCAACGCTGAGACTGAGACCCTTCATCATCGGAGTGAGCACGCCAACGTACCTCGACCTTATCAAGGAAGCATTCAACAGAGGGGCTACAGCTTTGAGCACCGAATTCTTCTGCCTGGAAACGAGAAGCCCGACATTGAGGGAATTGTTGCCTACCATCAGCAAGATGGCAGGTTTCGACATTCTCGCATTCTACAAGAAGTACAGCGTACAGTCCGGCTATCTGAGACTTAACCGCAAGGTTAAAGAACCGTTCTTCAGGAATATGAAGGAACTTTGCGACCAGCTGGGAATGCGCTTTTATGTATCGGACGCACACTTCAAGGAACTTTGCCACAACGGAAGTTGCTGCGGATTGCCGCCAACATGGAACTACAGCAGGGGGCAGATGTGCGAAGCACTGAACATTTGCAAGCGCAAGGGATACGTGAGGTGGAGCGACATCAAGCTGGATGCAGAGAACCTTTTGAGGGCGAGACTGGAGAAGGCGATGAACCTGGGAACAAGAGAGAAGTACTCGAAGTATTACACGATGAGCGCAGCCGACTACATGAAGTGGTGCTGGAACAATCCGCAGGCAGCGCACTCGCCATACAAGATGTTCGAAGGGGCAATGTTGCCAGCTGACGAACGAGACAGCGAGGGAAACATCGTATACAAGTACAACGGAGCGAAATTTTAAATCAAGAATCGTATGCCACAAGGTAACAACAACAAACATCGAGCGCAGAAAATCGACATCGAGAACCGCCTGCAGATTATCGCACCCCTATACCGCAGAGGGTGGACGGAGCGAGAAATCACGGCAGAGGTGAGGAAACGGCTCGACCGACCGAAATACAATCAAGCACACTGCGACATTCAGCGGTTATTGAAGGAGTGGAGGGAAGAGAGACTGACCGACACAGACGAGAAAATAACGAGCGAGGTTGCAAGGTTGAAGCTGGTAATACGTGAAGCCTGGGAAGCGTGGGAGAAATCCAAGGAAGACTACCACGTTCAGAAATCAACCCAGCATGGACAGCCAATCGTAGATGAGCGAGGAAAGCAGATTTCAATCGAGACCGTCAAGGCGATAATGTACGATGCCGAGAAGCGAGGATTCGGAGAACCACGCTACCTCGACATCATCATCAAGGCAGAGACGCAGATTTGCAAGCTGCTCGGACTGGATAAGGTCGTGCTCGACCTGAACGCAGGCTTCCAAGGCGGCATCGAGGTACGCTACATCAACTCGGGACACCAGTGCGCATCCAGCGAGCAGGAAGTAATCGAGCGTGAAGGATTGGATAAAGAATAATTTAACCATAATTTTGTTTTAAGTTTTTATTGTTTGAAAGAATGGCACTATTTGACGTTATTGGTGAACTCTATGATCCGAATGCGGACGTGAAGCCAAGGTTTCTCGTAAACCAAGGAGGCACGTCCTCGGGGAAGACATACACCATCATGCAGCGTCTTATAGTGCTTTCTTTTGAGCATCCAAGGGTAATTATCACGGTGTGCGGTCAAGACCTCCCGAACCTGAAGGTGGGAGCCATGCGAGACCTCGACACTATCCTGCACACAAGGGCAGAGTTGCTGGACTGGTTCAAGAACAATAAGAGCGACAGCAGCTACCGAGGCAAGAACGGCTCAATCATCGAGTTCAAGAGTTACCAAGATGCGCAGGATGCGAAGAACGGTAAGCGAGACTATCTGTTCGTGAACGAGGCGAACGGTGTGCCCTACGAAGTGTTCTGGCAGCTTGCCATCCGAACCCGAAAGCAGGTGTTCATCGACTACAACCCAAGCGCACGCTTCTGGGTGCACAACAACATCATCGGAAGGGATGACTGTCGACTGATCCTGAGCGACCACCGAAACAACAGATTTCTCACGGAGCAGGAACACAAGAAAATTGAAGAGATTGACGACCCCGAACTGTGGCGAGTTTATGCAAGAGGATTGACCGGAAAGATTACCGGGCTTATCTTCACCAACTGGGGCATCGTTGACAAGCTGCCACCAATGGAGGAGTGGAAGATGGAATGCAGGGGTATGGACTTCGGATTCACAAACGACCCAACTGCTCTGGAGCACGTTATATTGGCGCACGGAGAGTTATGGGTGGACGAAGAAATCTACCAGCCTGGAATGACGAACGATGACATCGCAGACCGATGCAAGGAACAAGGACGGACGAAACGTGACCTTATCATTGCGGATTCGGCAGAGCCTAAGAGCATTCAGGAGATACACAACCGAGGTCTGTGGATAATCGGCAGCACCAAAGGCAAGGACAGTATCAACAACGGCATCGACATCTTGAAGCGTTTTCGCATCAATATAACAAGACGCAGCCACGGCATCATCGGGAACATGCAGCAATACAAGTGGAAGAAGTCAAGGGATGGAGAGACAACGAACCAGCCTATAGACGCATTTAACCACGGCATAGACGCAATACGATACGTAGCCTTAAAGAAGTTATCCGTAGCGAGCCATGGAACGGCTAGGGCGCACGTATTGAGACAAAGATAACGACAAAATTATAAAGCGTATGGATAATAACACTACATTCAAGTACTGGCTGGCAGTTGCTAGGCACACCAGCTATAAAATCGGCAAGCAGCCACGACCAGCTTTCGTTGGAGGAAAGCAAGTGCCCGACAATCTCAACCAGCTATCCATCGGGCAGCTGATAGACCTTTCCCAGCTATCAGACAGCGAAGAAAGTCTGTATCAGATAGTGACAACCGTCCTCGGTCTGAGCCACAAGGAAGTGGAGCAGGCTAGGGCGGTTGATGTCGTTATGCTCATCGGCTGGGTAACATCAGAGGTGGAGCGCATCAATAAACTCTTCGAGAGCACCGACACAGCGAAGCCAACAAGACTGGAGAAGGAAGCAGGCATAGATACCCTGCGCTTTGGTCTGTTCGGCATGTTGGACTGGTACGCGGTAAGGATGGGCATCAGCGACCACGACCAAGTTCTGAAAACACCATGGCTTCGCATCTACAAGTGCATGGAAATGGACAACAAGAGAAGCGTGTACGAGCGGAACCTGCAGAAGTTGCAAGCGGAAGAAATGAAACGTAAATCTAGATAATTATGGCAACAATCAGAGAAACATTAAAGCAGTTGGCAGCAGACACGCTACCAGACTACACCTACCTTTTCGAGGACTGGGACACAGCGGACACCAAGCTGGAGAAACTGAACTATCCGGCAATCGTCTGCATCATCCCAGCCAGCGGCACGACAGAGATACGCAACGGCAGGGTATACGACACCGTGAACGTTGCCCTGGCTTATCTCGACACCGTACCGAGAGGAGCGGAAGGAGAAGACAACGGAGAGTGCATCGACCGAATGAAGGTGGCAGGGGCGAGGATGATACGAGCCATCAACCAGTCGCGCCAGTTCGAACCATTGGAAGGGCAGCAGTACTACGAGACCATCATCGAGCGTTTGAGCACGATCGTGTCGGGCGTAATGTACTCCCTGCAACTGACACAGAGCATAGGAGGATGTGCGGTATGAGCAAGGGAGGAATACAATTCGACCCCAAGGCGGCATCGCTCATCATGCGTGAGGAAGTGGAGAGAGCACGGCAGCTTATCATCAACCACATTCGTATCAACGGACAGAACGCATCGGGGCGCACAATAGCGAGCCTAAAGGTGGAGCAGCCCAGCGAGGAAGAAACCATCCTCTGGGGACACAAGCCATTCGGGGTTCTCGAAACTGGACGAAGGGCAGGAAAGATACCATACGGCTTCCGTAGCATCATCCGGCAGTGGATGAAAGACAAGGGACTGCATGGCACACCTATACCCTACAAGACCGACCGGGCACACAAGTACACTCCACAAGAGCGTGGCGACATGAGCATGGCAGGAGCCATCGCCCACACCATCGCCAGCAAGGGTTCTAAACTGCACCGGACGGGCGGCAGGGCTGACGTATACAGCAACGTTTTGCCCGACACAATGAAGCGGCTCGGGCAGCGACTTATTTTCTTAATCCACCAGTCGGTGGGAAGTATCAAACTTAACAATGAGACGGTATGAGACAGACAACAACAAACAATATCACGATTCAATACCCGGACGATGTAGGCTTCGCATTCTTGCCTTGCATCATCAAGGCGAGCGGAAGCAACCTATCGTGGATTGAGGTAATAATAAGATGTGGTAACTCAGAACGAGCCTACAATGTGGAGGCGTTCAACGGAAAGTGCATTACAGACTCCAGGGCATACGTACAAGCCTTTTTCGATGGACGAATCAATGCAGGCGTGGACTGGACGATAAACTATGACGTCAATAACTTATCCCAGTACATAAGAGTTGAGGTTAACGCATACGATGACAGAGACGGACAGCTTGCGAGCATCGAATTCACTACGAACGTAGTATGGGGTGCGCCAAGGTTCGGGGAGACCTGGAACGGCTACAAACGCCTTACGTGGTTCACCAACTATCCGTTCTCTTTTGGTATGTATTTAAGTAAGGCGGACACCAAACTGCTTATAGGTTACGAGGGAGCACCCAACAAGCTGCTTGAGATTCCGAACACCAACATGATAGACTTCAATGCAGCCATATTACCAAGCGGTGCCAGTTACTGGAACATCTACGACTACGATGGAGAGATTCAGCAGGGAACGTTTGACAATACTTTCGACCTTACTTTCTGTCTATCTGCCGGTGGAAAGCAGTCACTATTGCTGCGCATTGACAGAGACGATACCGAGAGCGGCATCTATCTGCGTTGGATTGACCGACACGGATTCATTCGCTATTGGCTATTTGCGTCTGGGGAGGAAACGAGAGAAATAGCCAGCGACCTGAGTTTCATACGCAACAATCTGGGCAAATACAGCGACATATACGGCTACGTTGGCGACAGCGGAAGAAGGCAGGGATACGAGCGCACGGATTCAATCAAACTTTGTGCCCCGTTGGTTGACAGTGATACGTTCGATATGCTGCAAGACCTAGCCAGCAGCCCAGTCGTTGACATGTACCTCGGGGGAGACTGGATGCACGAGGAAGACCAGTGGACGAGCGTAACAATCAAGGCAGGAAGCTACACGAAGAGCACAGCTTGCTTGCAGGATTTCGTGTGCGAAATGATAATAAATAACATTAACGTTCAGAGATTATGACAGACCAGCAACTTTATATAGACGGTGTTTTGATGGATTTGCCGGAGAGCACCGATGTGGTGCTCGACATTAAGAGCAACCTTTTTCGTGACGTCACGAAAATGACCTCGAACTACACGTACACCATCCAGCTACCACGGACGGTGCATAATCTTTCAGTTCTGCAGCAAGCGGACAGACCGAAGAGCGGCAGCAGATACCCTTTTATTTTCCACCAGTGCAGTTATTTCCGTGGAGGTGTACAAATTATCAAGGACGGACGATTGAACGTTCTGAGCATCGAGGAAAGCATCGAGGTTTCAATCTACTGGGGTATTATGCCAGCGTTCACGAAGTTACTGGAGAGCGGAATGAAACTGAACGAACTGGGAGTGACAGACAGAGTGCTTTTTGAAAAGTACAACACCCCGAACACAAGGGAGGAAGCCGTGAGCAAGGGGATATTCTTTGCTTATTACAATCCATACCGAATTGAGAGCAAAGATAACTTTGGTATTAATCTGGTGCAGAGGAATAAGTATACCACGACACAATACTCGGCTAGCCGTGGACGCATCAGAACTGGCGCAGAGGTCGGAAAGTACATCAGTGGAAATATAGAGAACGCATCGGACACGATTTGTGCTCTCATCCCCTTCTTGCCATCATCAACGGCAAATGTGCAAGCGCAAGGAAAGGGCGATTACAGAAGCTATGCAGTACTGGATAAGTACATGCGGGTTATATCCGTGAGCGGAGAAGATGAGACGCTGGAAGTATACACCATCAGAGGAGAGGCTAGAGCTGCATACCTCGTAGTGAATGCACCTGCCGAATATTACAGCACTCTGTCGCTATCAGTTACCGGGCTGACACCTATGCACGAAATGATAGATGGCGATAATAAGGAGGATTTCGTAGGCGATGATGTGGCGGTGGATGAATATAAAACGTCCCCAAAATTCTTGCAGCCATGTGTGACCGTAAACTGGCTATTGTCAAGGATAGCGAGGAAGTCGGGCGTATCTTTCGTTTGGCAGGATGATGAAGCAAAGAAGATGTTGAACAACCTCGTTGTGCCTATAATCAATAACAAGGCAGACGACAAGACAATCATTGGTAATCTGACCGCAGACGTTAAGAGCCGTGACGGACTGGGAGCACTTTCCTTTTCCGTCAACAACTCATTGACGTCAGTCACACCAAGCACTGGCAGCGATGTACAGAAACTGACGATAACGAAGGATTGCGAACTGATCTTTGATGTGCAAGTGCAATACTACGTCAGACATCAGTTTGATGACGCAGCGGAGATTCAGTTGCCTATGGGCGTGAAAATGACCGTGACAACACCAAGCACTACTGGAGGTGAGGCATCCACGCAGGAATACGAGTTCGGAGATTTGAAATACGAGGATGGGCAGGTTAAGTACCCGGTCGTACTACGTAGCTATGCTATCGATGGCTATCTTTATTTGCTTTCGGCAGGGACAAACACAATATCGCTAAAGAAGGACGATGTACTGACGTTTGAGACTATCATGCACGGAGTGAACACAGTTAACCTGCCTTCCGTTTATGGCGGCAAAATCACGGCAAGCGTCAAGAGTGGGGACAGCGTTCCGATTGGGGGAAGTTTCCCTATCGGCATAAACCTGCCTGAAATCGAGGTAACAAACTTCATAAAGTTTCTGGCTTTGATAACTGGCTCGTTCCCTAGGCAACTGACCAACAGCACGCAAGTGCAGTTTATCATGTTTACCAGAGTTTGGGCAAACAAGGCGAACGCCTACGACTGGAGCGGAAAACTCATTCCGTATGACCGCCAAGGTGCACCACGAAAAAGCGAGTATAACGTTTCAGACTTCATGCAACACAACCGCTACAAGTGGAAGGAAGACGAAGAGACAACCGGGGACTATGATGCAGACCTCGCAATCAGCAACCAGACTTTGGACTATGAGCAGGACACGTGGACGCTACCTTTTGCAGCCAGCGATGACAACCGCATACCGATAAGAACACTGGATTCTTTCGGCATGAAGAATGGTGGAGAGTATAAGGGATGCAAGGAGCGAATAATGACGCTTAGGGATGATAAGGAGCAAGCGGCACTGCGATTCGATATTGATCTTCAGAACATCTTCGATACGAAGTACAAGCAGCTTGCAGCAAGCATCGCCAATGCGCACGTAATCACAGAGCGGCTCAATCTTTCGGACTTGGATATTCTGGATTTTGACGAGACGAAGCCAGTGTACCTTGCCCAGTACGGAGCATATTTCGCAGTTCTCGAAATCAAGACAACAAGCAGCGGATATTGTGAGGTTACAATGATAGAGTTGAACAACTAAAAAGAACGAACTATGGTAAGTGAAGACAAACAGCAGATTCTTGACATCAAGGTCAAGTACGAGGATGCAATCTATGGCATCATCAGATACAAGGAGAAGATAGACCAGTTGAAGGCAAGTATCAAGGACTTGCAGCAGCAGGAAAAAGACAAGACCATCACGACCAACGAAATGAAGGTGCAGACGGAAGCCATCAACGCAACCATCAAGGAATACCGTTACAACGTTCGCACGCTGCAAAAGGAGATACAGAATAACGTGCGCACCGAAAACGAGCAGGAAGGCAGCTTAAAGCAGTTGCGTGCCCAGCTATCCAACGCCACCAAGGCTTACGATGAGATGAGCCGTGCCGAGCGTGAGAGTTCCAAGGGGCAGGAGATGCAGGAGCATATCCAAGACTTGATAGAGGAACTGAAAGAGGCTGAGGAGGCTACAGGAAGATTTCAGCGCAGTGTCGGCAGCTATTACGATTCAATGATGAAGGCGGCTGACGACCTGCAGAATACCGAGTTTTTCGGTTTTGATGTTGTTAATGATACTGGAATCGGAAAGGTTATGGAAATGGGAAAGTCTGTGGAAGACCTAAGGGTGAAGTTTGGCGCGTTGAAAAATACGGCTCTTTCCTTATTGACCAACCCTTATTTCCTCGCCATGGCAGGTGTGGCTGGTGTCGGAATGGCATTCAAATGGTGGTATGACTACAACAAGGGATTGATGGAAGCCACACGACTGACGCAGCAGTTCACCGGATTGACCGGGGTCGAGATGAAATCCGTGCGCAACGAGGTTCTTGCGGTATCTAATGCATTCGGTTTGGAATTCACGGAGACGATGCAGTCTGCCAATACGATGAGCAAGGCTTTCGGCATTTCCGTTTCTGAGAGTTTGAAGATTATGCAAGACGGACTGGTGAGCGGAGCAAACGCCAACGGTGAGTTTCTCGACACGATTAAAGAATACCCGAGATACTTCAAGGAAGCCGGACTGAATGCAGAAGAAATGGTGGCAATATCAACGCAAGCGACCAAGGAAGGCATCTTCAGCGACAAGGGTGTTGATACCATCAAGGAAGGAAATATACGACTGCGAGAAATGACAACCGCTACGGCTGCTGCGCTTGACGGAATAGGCATTTCTTCCAAGCAAGTTCAAAAGGACTTGCAGGACGGAAACAAGACCACATTCCAGGTTATGCAAGAGGTGGCTAATAAGTTAAAGGAACTTCCGCAATCAAGTGCTGCTGTGGGTAGCGCAATTGCCAACATCTTCGGTGGTCCGGGAGAGGATGCCGGGCTTGCTTATATCGAAATGCTCGGTAATATCGAACTTGATATGGACAAAGTGAAGGCAAAGTCCGGTGATCTCGCCAAGGCACAAGAAGACGAATTGAACGCAACCAAGGAATTGCAGGACGCAATGGCTTCTTTGTTTGATTACACTGGGGGTGGCTTCGAGAACATGAAGGCTCAGTTGAGCACGATTGCTAAGAAATCACTTACGGCAGTTATCAAGGGAGTTGTGCAGGCAATCAACTACTTCATCGATTGGTATAATAACAGCCTTCTCCTTCGAGGTATCATCAATGCGCTCGGCACTAGCTTTCGTCTGGTATGGAACGCAGCTAAACTTGCATGTAATCTCATAATTGATTCGTTCAAGCAGGTTGGTTCTGCTGCGAGAGGTGTCCTCGATATTCTTGAAGGTATCGTGACCTTCGACCTATCCAAGGCACAGAAGGGATTCAAGGAGATATTCGATATATCCGGCACAATCAAGGAAGCATGGCACGACATCAAGAACGCTGGCATAGAGATAGGCAATTCCTTCGCTGACGGATTCGAGAACACCGTGAACGGAAGGCTCGAACACATAAAGCTAGACCGCGTGAACGGTGGAGCGACCAGCAGCGAGCCAGTGAACGGAAGCAAGGGAACGACACCAGCAGCAGCCAATGGCAGCACTGCCAAGACCAAGGCACAGAGAGCAAAGGAGAAAGCGGAAGCTAAGGCAGAAGCCGAGCGCAGGAAGAAGCAGGAAAAGGAATTGCAGGAAGCGATTGCGCTTATACAGCACAAGTACAACGAGCAAGTAATGGACGCAAAGAAGCGATACCTCGCAGGCATGTACGACAACGAGCGAGACTACAGCAACGACCTCGAACAGCTGGAGAAGAACATGGTGTCACGAAGCATTGACGCATACGTGGCGGCAGGGCAAATTGGAGCGGAAAAGGCGCAGGAAATGCAGGCAAAACTTCTCGACATCATGATAAAAGCAAAAGCGGACTTGAAGAACCAGGCGAAGGAAATTGTGGACGAACTCAACAAGGAGTTCGAGAACGCAGAGAAGGCACGCAAGGATGCAAATATATTGGGTGGTGGCACTAGCGATGAGGAGAACGACAACGCAGCCAAGTTGGAGCGGTATAAGGCTTTCCTAGAGCAGAAGCTAGCAATGACCCAAGAGAACACGGAAGCGCAGAAGCAGCTCCAGCAGCAACTCCACGACACAGAGGTACAGCTGGCAGGCGATTCGAACAAGAAGCAGCAACAGAAAATCGGTGAACGCCAGCAGATGATGGCTAACATGATTTCTACGCTGGGCGATGGACTGTCTAGTTTCTTCAATGAGCAAGACAAATCCTTCCACAACTTCTTGAAATCCATGCTCACATCTTTGCTTGATGCGATTGAGATGGCAATCACGGCTTACTATGCACAGATGTTGGCACATGAGCTGGCAGAAAAGTCGTGGTTTGGCGTTGCCAGTGCAGCAGGCATGATGGCATTAACCAAGGCAGCCTTTGCCGGAGCGAAAGCAGCCGTCAAGGGCTTTTCCACTGGTGGCTACGTCCAAGGCTCTGGAACCGGAACGAGCGACAGCATCCCGGCAAGGCTTAGTAATGGCGAGAGCGTAATGACCGCCAAGGCGACATCGATGTTCAGCCCTATATTATCCGCATTCAACCAGCTAGGCGGTGGCGTGCCTATCGTAGTAAACAACGGAGGCAGCAACATCGGCATGGATATGCTGGCGGCAGCTGTAGCAAGAGGGTATCAGATGGCTCCCCAGCCAGTAGTGAGCGTGGAGGAGATAAACCGAACCCAGCGTAGAGTGCAGACGATAGAGAATATCGGCAGGATTTAAAGTGTAGTTATTTCTTTAAGATTTGCGTTCTGAGCGGTTTTCGCTTGAAGGTGGTAAAGTTACACACCCAAGGTGATAAAAGCCGCTTAGAGCGCAAAATTTTGGCTTGTTTAGAAAAATTAACTGCTTACGAGATAAACATATCGGAAAATATCGTATCTTTGCAGCGTTTTTAAAACTTAAAAATCACGATTCAATGGCAAAACTCAGAATATACAACGACATCGACAGCCAAGACAACAAGTTCTGGTATCAATGGTGGGGAGGCGATTGCGTATGTTTTCAGGATATAGATGCTTTTGCGGCAAGCATACCGAAAGACGATGATTCAATCGATATGCGCATCTTCTGCAATGGCGGCTCTGTGGTTGAAGGCTGGGCAATCTACGACCGACTGCGACAGAGCGGAAAGAAGATTTCCTGCACCGTTGAGGGCAAGGCAGCATCCATGGCAACAATCATCATGCTCGCAGCACCAAAGGAGAACCGCAAGGCATACGAGAACGCTGCCTTCCTGCTGCACAATCCGTGGGTTCCTGGCTGGGGGTTGGGCGACCAGCTGAACGCAAAGGACTTGAAGAACCTGGGCGAGGAAATGCAGATGTGGCAGGATAAGATGGTGGACGCATACGTAGAGCGGTGCGAGTGCGATAGGGAAGAGATTCAAACCCTGATGGATAAGGACATCTTCATCAACACCAGCGAGGCTTTGCGCCTAGGTCTTATCAGCAGCACCATTGTACCACTCAGCGCAAGCGCATCGAAACGCAACATAGAAAATTTTATTAATTCAAAACAACAAAATCCAAAAGCAATGGAGAAAAAGACAGAAGTAAAGGCTTCTCTCCTCGACAAGATTCTCGCCAAGTTGGGCGTGAAGACACTGGAGGAAGCAGAGCAGGTGGTGGAAGAGCCACAAGCCAAGGCAGAGCCAAAGGCGATGGAACTCAACACATCGGACGGTCAAGTTCTGACCGTTGAGCGTGAAGAGGGAGATCCACAAGTTGGCGACAAGGCAAGTCCGGACGGAACGTTTGAAATGCCGGACGGTAAGACAATTGTTGTCGAGGACGGTGTAATTACCGACATTCAGACCGCAGGCAATGAAGGCAATGAAGGCGGTGAAGGCAATGAAGGCGGTGAAGGCAATGAAGGCGGTGAGGGCGGCAGCGCATCAAGCACCGACAACGAAACCGTAGCCAAGTTGAAACAGCAGGTTGCAGCACTCAAGCAGCAGTTGAACGACACCAAGGCACAGCTGGCAGGCGCACAGAAACTCGCAAAGAGCAAGGAAGACATGCGCATCCTGAATGCCGTGAAGATGGCAGGCGGTGCTGAGAAGGTGTTGGCAGGCTACAGCAGCCACTACCAGCCAGCGCAGCGACAGCCAAGCGGCAAGGGCGCAGGCGACAACGTGAACGCTGTCGAGGAAGGCAAGAACGCTATCAAGGAGAGACTTGCCAAGCTCCACAAAAAGGGCAAGAAGTAACCAAGTATTAACCCATTAAATCAAAAGAAAATAATGGCAGGATTTACAAAGAAGCAGCTGGAGAACCTTACACTCCAGCCAGAAAACCTCGCAAGCATCAAGGATGCCGTGCAGGAAACCTTCTACAACGATGAGGATTTCTCTTCATTCGTGAACATCATGAAGGTCAAGAACGATGATCCAATTGCACTTATCGGTGAGATGGAGATGGTCGGTAAGAAGGGTGGCGGTTGCGACCCTACCTACGAAGAGAAGGGCATCGCCAACTCTCAGAAGCGTTGGGAACTCGGGCAGTGGGAAATCCCTATCAAGATTTGCTACGAGGCATTGAAGGGAACCATCGCTGAGTATTCATTGAAGACTGGCACAGCCATTGGCGACCTTACCAGCACCGACTTTATGACCATCTACACCGATGCACTCCAGCGAGCCATGCAGCAGATGATTTGGCGTTTCGGCTGGTTCGGTGACAAGGCGGCAGCATTGGCAGGTGAAGGTGGAGGCAAGCTGACAGCAGGGTCGGACGTTAATATGTTCAACGTCTGTGACGGTCTCTTCAAGCGCATCTTTACAGCCACAGCAGCAAAGAACCATACCACCATCGCAGCCAACAGCGAGACCACGGCAGCAGCGCAGGTTTCAGCATTGCGCAAAAAGGGTACGGCTACAACACTCGTTGACACCATCTTGATGGACGTGGACACACGTATCGTTGACGATAGCGATGCCGTGTTGCTTATGACACGCTCGCTTGCTGACGCATTGACCTACGACATCAAGCAGACCTACCACGATATTATGTCGTGGGAGAAGGTGTTCGATGGATTCGATTTAGCGACCTACAACGGAGTGAAGATTGCTCGTGTCGGCATCTGGGATAGAATGATTAACGCATACGAGAAGGGCGAGACGACAGTCAACCTTCCACACCGTGCGGTATTCTGCAACCCGAAGCACCTTATGGTGGGCACTGATGCCGATGCACTCATCAGCGACCTCGACATCTGGTTCGACCAGAAGGAGCGCAGAAACTATCTCTATGCTACAGGTAAGATTGGAACGGCTCTCCTCGAAGAGGACATGATCCATGCAGCTTACTAATCGCTCCAAATTTTCAGTTTAGTATTAAGTTATTTTGACAATCCTCAACACCCACAAAACGGTGTTGGGGATATAACAATTTAAAACGAATTAATATGGCAACAACTTGCGAGAGCCTTATCGCCCAGGACATCATCATCCCTTGCGAAGACCAGGTAACAAAGGGACTGGAGGGCGATGGACTTATTATCAACCGAGACGACATTGACTTCACCAAGTCCGTTGTAGCGGGCAATATAATTAAAACATTAGTTTTGAAGACTGGCAAGAAAGCATACGCTATCCGGCAGGAAGGCAGCAAGCCATTCACTGGAACCAAGACTGAGCTGACCGTTGGCACGTATCGCAACAGCTGGAAGAACACCGTAGCAGTCGTGGTATTGGCTAACACACCTGACGTTTGCGCAAATATCATTGACGGACTGGCGAACGGAAAGTTCGTTATCATCCTTCGCAACCTCTCTAAGGGAGCGGACGGAAAGGCAGAGTATCAGGTGTTCGGATATGCGCAGGCACTGAAGGCAAGCGCAGGCGAGAACGACAAGTACTCAGACGACACCGAGGGTGGCTGGCTTATCACGCTGGAAGAGGAGAGCGTACCGAAGGCAGCTTATTTCTTCTTCGACACAGACAGCGAGACCACAGCAGCCAAGTATAAGAGCCTTCTGACGGAAGCAGCAGCGTAGCCTATGACATACAAGGAAGCAACAGCCAAGGTCGAGGAGTTGAAGGAACGTTTCGACAGTCCCTTTGATGCAACCGACAAGGCGGTTATCGAAACTCTTTACTTCGAGGTAACACGAAAGCGGTTTGTCCCGACAACCTGCCAGCAGTGTTACCACGATGCTCTGATAGAAATATATCTAAAACTCAAAAAAGAAAAGGCAATGCCAAAAACATGTAATTACGCAATGAAGGCAGGTTTTATCATTTCCTGCCCGGATTTCTACCATGGTAAGATTTTCACTAACGAGAACCTGACCGACAAGGTAGCGCATGAATATCTGACGAAGTACCCACACATGGAAAGCTACTTTCAGAAGATACCCAGTGATGAACTCATCGAGAACAAGCAGCCGCCAGCAGACAGCGAGAACAAGCAGCCGCCAGCAGACAGCGACAGCGGTGCAGATGATACCGCAGGGAAAGATCCTGCCGAAAAAGCAGCAGGCAGCGACAAGAAGAAAGACATCGACCAAGCCGAGAAAGCAGGCAAGGAAGAGTAACAAAACAACAAGTAAAACGACACAAGCAGTATGAACGTTAAAACAGTTAAAAAGCCAAAGCGAAGGGTTGATATTGGCTACGTCAGCCGATTCAAGATGCAGGCATACGGATATGATAATCTATATCCGCAGAACCTCGCACGCATCACGGAAGCCAGCGGTACGGCAATGCTGTGCCTTAACCGCTACGCCCGATTCATTGAGGGCTACGGCTTCGATAGCGATGTTATCGCAGCGTTAGCGATGAACCAGCAAGGGGACACGGCAGACGATTTACTGCGGAACGTAGCGCAAGACCTCGCACGCTTTGGAGGCTTTGCCCTTCATGTTAACTACAACGTTCTAGGGCAGGTGTCGAGCGTGAGCCACGTACCCTTCGAAAATTGTCGACTAGAAGAGACGGACGACAAGGGGAGCGTGGCGCACGTCTTGCTGCATCCTGACTGGGAGCAGAAGAAAACGAGGAACGGAAAGCGGTTGATGGTGAACGAGAAGACCATCGAGCGCATCAACGTCTTCAATCCCGACCCCGACATCGTTCTTGAACAGATTGAGAACGCTGGCGGCATCGACAGCTACAAGGGGCAGATTCTGTGGCAGAGCCTAGACGGACAGTTTATTTATCCGACCGCCAGCTACGATTCAGCCATCACGGAGATTTCGACCGATGAGGGACTGGGTAACGTCAAGATGCGAAACGTCCGCAACAACTTCCTCGTATCGTGTATGATTGTAACAAAAAAAGGCGTTCCGAAGTTCAACGAGGAAGGCGAAGAGGTGGAGAGCGGACAGATGATTTCCGATGAAGACCTTTTGCAGTTCCAGGGGGACGAGAACACAGCGAAGATTCTTGCTGTAGAGGTTGAGAACGAGGAAGACGAACCAAAGGTTGTCGCCTTCCCGACTAAGAACTTCGACAAGGAGTTTTCTGTAACAGACAGCAGCGTTATTGAACGCATCTACGCACAGTTCCACCAAGAACTCTTCTACTCAATTCGTATTGGCAAGCTTGGATTCAGTGGGAAGGTGATGCAGGATGCCTACGAGTACTATGCCGGAGAGGTAACGACAGAGCAGCGTTTCATCGAGCGAGCCTTCAAAAAGATTTTCGAGAACTGGCACGATTCTGCCATTCAGAACCTAGACCCCAAGCTGCAGCCGTTGAAGTATATTAGCAGCGAAGCGGCAGGAAACAACACTATAGATTAATTGATTGAGCCTATGGGAGAACAAAGAAAACAACTTATCACGGTTGATCAGTTCCGAGAACTGGCAAGACCGACCAGCGTACACCTAGATAAGGATGAAGTGAACGCATACATTCGAGAATGCGAAGATGCGAACATCATACCAGCCATCGGGTGGAAGCGGTTCAAGGCAGCGACCGAGCAGGGAGAGTGGGACGATTCAGTCTTGCCCGATTTCCAGCCTGCGGTCTTCCTGGACGGTGGCGAATATACCACCAAGAAGGAGGGCGATTGCAGCCAAGAAGAAACCAAGGTGCAGAAGTACACCAGCGGAATACGCAAAGCACTCGCTTATTTCACGTATGCGAGGCTTTTTCGTGCCGATGGCGCAATTATAAGCCGAGCAGGTGGAATGCGCCACAGAGACGATTATTCAGACCATGTTCAAGACGTTTCAAACAACAAGCAATACAACGACATCATGGATATGGCGGAAAGATATTTATCAGATGCCCTTAAATACCTTAAGGCATTCACCTCGAAAGGAGAAGTGAAGGCACAGCGAGGAACAAGGGCACACATTCACGCAATAGGCAACTAAAAGCACATAAGACATGAACGAGGATATTCAAAAAATGCTCCGTATGGCAGAGCTGATACGAGATGCAACGCAGGTTGGAGAAAACACAGCGGTGCGTGTCGGCACGGAAATTTACGACATCGTTGTCGAGTTAAGCAGGATGCTTGCCATGATGGACGATAAACTGGAGAACGATGCGGTCGTTAGGATTATCAAGAGTGAACTCGCCAAGATAACAATAACGGAAGCGCAAATTGCGGATGGGGCGATAACGGCAGCGAAGCTTGCCGATGGCTCTGTAAAGAACAGACACCTAGCATCCAATTGTGTGACCTCAGATAAAATACAACCGGGAGCGGTCAAACACGACCATCTGACCGAGGACTGTATATCAACTGGAAACATCAGAGACGGCAGCGTGACAGCAAAAAAACTCGGCACGGACATCTACAAGGATATTTCAAACAGAGTGACCGACATCGTGACGAAGGACTTCCCTCCAGCAATCACGGAGGAACAGATAACAGATATTACTAGTAAATAACAATTTAAAACAATAGATTATGCAATTTTTAGACGCAATTGGACTTGCTTCCTTTTGGAAGAAGATTAAGAACTGGGTTAATATTAATTATTTATCATTAACTGGTGGTACAATTAGAGGAAGTGTGTCTTTTTTAAATGAGGCAGATGGTGGTAAGTCTATAAGAATAGACCCATCCAATATTACTAATAGTAAGTATGGGGTTAATTATCTTTTTGCAAGTGGAAAAATGATTCCTATTGGTGCAGCTAATGGTGTTGCAGGACTTGATTCAAAAGGCAATGTTCCATTAGCCCAATTAGGTAATCTTGATACTACAGTTGCAGAAGTAGTAACTGCTCTTCCTACAACTAATATTAAGAAGCATATTTATCTTATTAAAGATGCTAGTGGTGTTTCACAGAATCAATATGAGGAATATATTTATACTGGTGATACCAGTGCAACTTATGATGCCTCAAAATGGGAGAAGTTGGGAGACTTTCGTGCTACAGTAGACCTTGCTGGTTATGCTAAAAAGAATGAAGCAATGTATAGCGCCTCTATTTTACATGATGCAAATGACCTATACCTAAGCTTTGATGATATAAATGGAGATAGTCTCACAACTTTTAACATAAACGCGGCTACAGGAAGCACAGCTGGTGTCATGACATCAAAAGATAAAAAGAAACTTGATGGAATTGCAGAAGGTGCCAATAATTACTCTTTGCCAACCGCAAGTTCAACCCTAAAGGGTGGTATTACCCTTGGTTATTCGCAGAATGGTAAGAACTACCCAGTTGTACTTGACAGCACTGGCAAGGCTTATGTTAATGTTCCATGGATTGACACAAACACCACATATGATTTGTCACCTTATGCTAAAAAGAGTGAGGCAATAGGGCTTATAGACGTTAATGAAAGTGCAAATGCTGTTGATTTTGAATATAAGGATATAAATAACCGGACACTAGGTTATGTTAGCCTAGAAAAGGCTTCAGAGAATGTAGCTGGTGTTATGAGTTCAGAAGATAGAAAAAAACTTAATGGAATAGCTTCTGGTGCAACTGCGGACAGCGCAATCCCAATATCGGTAATTGATGCATTAAATTAGAAAGGGGGGTTATATGATTTTCTTAGATGAAAGTGGACTAAAGAAGCTTTGGACGAAAATAAAATCGTATGTAAAAAATAACTATCTCCCGATTGTGTCGAAAGGTCGTGTCACCCCTAATCTTGTGCTGCAATTCCTTTCGATAGGAAATGATAACGAGATAAATGGCATATCGTACGATAGTGCTGATAATGTAGTGTATAACAATCAAGTCCACATTAATTATACAAGTAATGGATATGTAACGCTCGCTTATGGTGGTGGTTATGTTGTCGTATGCGGTCGCGAAAGACTTATGGGTGCTGCTTTATCCGTGCATGGAAGCATCGCGGCATCAGGTTCCATCTCGGGCAACACATCTTCCGATGAACGCTTGAAGGAGAATATCAAGGATATTGATTGCTTGAGCATCATTAAGTCGATGGGTGGAACGAAGGCGTTTACGTACAAGGAGAACGGAGAGAAGAGCATCGGCTTCATCGCCCAAAATGTACGAAACTGCGAGTTCATGAAAGGTATCGTAACCGAGGATGAGGACGGCTACCTTGGCATTAATTATTGGGATCCAAAACTCGTTTCTGTATCCTTCGGTGCAATCGAGCAACTACAAGGCAAGATTGCAGAACTGGAGAAGAAACTTTCCGAGTTGCAGGGCACTGAGGTAAGCTAGGATAACAATATTCGGCTGGAAATATATACAATAATTTTAATAAATTATATATGAATGACAAGGAGAAAGAACTATGGCGAGTTATAGACAACCAGCCGCACATCAACACTGGCATCGCAACCATTTCCAGCAGCGGACAGCCAATGCGAGACGTAACAATCGAGGTGGAGGGAAAGCAGACCATCTACACCATACCCGAACACCTCGGAGTTACCTTTGCAGGCGAAACCGTACTGGCAACCGATAAGGCAGACCTTTTGCCCGAAGTAGGCAAGTTGGTAAATGAAGCCGATGAGATAATCAAGGCATACGAGCCAAGCAAGGAGCGGAAAGCCAAAGGCGAGGAACTTCTTGCAGCTTTGAACCCGGCAATCAAGGAGAAGCAGGAAACCGAAAAGCGTTTCAAGGCACTTGAGGGCGATATAAGCGGCATTCGTGGCATGGTTAAACAGTTACTCGACAAACTAGGATAGGAGGGCGCACAATGAAGAAAATAATCGTTTTGCGCCATTCTTGCGATAGCGAGGAAGAGCGACACCAGCACCAAGAGAGCGACATCATCCACGGCTTGCCATACGAGAAGGCAGCAAAGGCACTCATGGGAGCCAGTGGGTACGTGGCATACGTTGCCAAGCACGGCTACCACTTCACGAAGCAGCTAGCAATCAAGGCAAGCGAGCAGATGAAGAACGTAGACGGAACGAGCCATCGTTGGACGGTAGAAGAAATCCGGCTGGCAACAAACAACGAGATAATCTCGAAGGGCACGACCCTCGGGGATATTCTCTATTTGGCTAATATGGCTTATGCGGACTTCTACCCGAAGGTAATCAAGACCGAGAGCGACTGCGTACAGTATGCTATTGCCGTAGCCAGTGATCCGGACGGATACGAGGGTATGGCATTCTGCAGGTGGACAGCAGACATCATCGGGAAGGGCGTTACCATCGACTGGGAGAAATTGGAATAACCAAAAAAAATAAATTGATATGAGCGAAGTATTTCACGATTTTCAGGTGCACCACCTAAATCTGTGCGCCCTAGTAATTTTTATCTGTTTCGCTACAATTCTGATAGCGATGACAATTGACCTGATAGCAGGCATACAGAAGGCGAAGGAACTTCATGTTGCAAGAACGTCAACCGGATTGAAGAAGACGTGCGACAAGGCGAAGAAGTATTTCCCGACATTCGGTATTGCTTCGCTTATGGACGTGGCTACGTGCATTATCTCTCCCTTCCCTCTGTTCGCCATTGCCTGGACGGTGTATCTGCTTTTGTGTGAGTTTAAGAGCATCCGGGAAAAAGCATACGAGAAGGCTGAGATAAGGAAGCAAGACCGCACGATGCAGGTGATCCTGGAGAATAAGGACGAAATTGCGAAGGCAGTTGTCGAGATAATGAAAGAAGAGCGGAAGAAAGGAGGAGATAATGAGGATAACTAGAGCGCAACTAATAAAGGTAATGCCGAATGCAGGCAGCAGGGCAGACACCTATCTTCCAATCATCAACGGATGGGCAGAGCATTTCCGCATCAATACCCCACTAAGGATGGCTCATTATCTTGCGCAAATAGCGCACGAATCCGGTGAGCTCAGATACACCAAAGAACTGGCAAGCGGCAGAGCCTACGAGGGCAGGAAAGACCTCGGCAACACCCAGCAGGGCGATGGCGTGAAGTATAAGGGCAGGGGATTGATACAGATTACCGGGCGAGCCAACTACCGGAAGTATGCTAATTATTGCGGCTTCGATGTTGTGGGCAGTCCCGAACTCCTGGAGCGTTCTCTGGGAGCAACGAAATCCTCGATGTGGGTATTCGACACCTTCGGCTGCAATGAGTTGGCAGACCAAGACAACTTGAAGGCTATCCGAAGGAAGATAAACGGAGGCTACAATGGACTGGCAGTCTGCGAGAAGTATTTGAAGCGAGCCAAGGAAGCCTTGAAAATCGAGGTGCTTGCGTAATAAACACATCAGTCTAACGTTTATAAAGTATGGAAAATTCAAGAAAAGGGCGAAATTTGCGTTCTGTGGCGTTATTCCTCGCCATGCTTATAATTACCCCACTTTTGATTTTGGGCTGTTCCTGCGCAAAAACAGCCGCAAATAACACGGTTTATCACGACAGCGTACACACCAGTATAAGACGTGACAGCGTGAACAAGCGACAGATCCACTGGCAGGACACCCGGCAGCACGACAGCGTATTCAAGAAGGACAGTGTGCTTGTCTATATCAAGGGCGACACCGTAATCAAGGAGCGGTGGCACAATCTTACGACCATCAGATGGAAGACATCGACCAAGACGGACACCATCGTAGGCGATACCTATGTTTTCGTGACTGACACCGTAAAGGTCAAGTATTACGTGAACCGATACAAGACCAAGGAGGTAGAGAAACCAGCGAGCACATGGCATAAGATAAGATTATTAGCTGGCGATTGCGTATTGCTATTCCTGGCAATCTTTGTGGCTTGCTGGATAAAGGAGCGTATCAAGAAGAGAGTTCAATAGGTTCAATCATAATATCTTTAAAAGGGCAGGAAGCGCAGGAGAGCGTTTTTCTGCCCATTTTTTGGTATGCTCGGCATGAGCATTGTCTAATGGGTGCAAGTCCCTAGTAAGCCCTAATAGCGGGAATTACCTAGCCAAAGGCAAGGGTGTCCATCGTGAGTTGGAATCTGAAAGAAGCCGGCGGCAAACATCTGACCTAACGTACAGAAACTTCATACAAGGCATATGACCGTGGATGAGATTGCCAAACAAATCAAAGTCCCATAGCTATTCGGAACGGTTGGTGTAAATGAAGTGGGTATAAGATGGAAAGACAATGCCCTTATC